AAGATCTGCTGCAATCTGGTGGTGGTTGCTTTCCCCCACTTGCCGTCAACGGTCAGCTTGCTGGCCGTAGTTGCGGTCGTGGTCGTGCCGGTACTACCGGAGCCGCCCATGGCCGCCTTGACGTCCTTTCGGAACTGTGCCATGGTGAGGCCGAACTTCTTCCAGATATGCTCAGGGTCGCCGTGGTTGCTTGCGATACCGCGGGTACAGCCCTCTTTATGGCTGACGATTACACCGTCGGCCATAGGGTCAAGATTGAACTTTTCGCACAGCATGGCGAAAAGCTCCACTGCCGCCTTGTATGTACGCAGTGCAGTGGCCTTCGTGTTGGTGCCGTCGCCGGTTTCCTTCCAGCTGGAGCCGCCGGTGTACTTAATCGTCGCAGGTTCGCACATTTCCACGCCGATATGCGTATTATTGGAACTTCCGCCACCGTGCCAGCCTCTGTGATTCCACGGCAATGTCTGGTATACGTCGCCGGTGTTGCCGTCGATGAAAGCATGGACGCAGGCGGTTTTGAAGCTCGCCTTGTTCCAGCTTTTCAGGAAAACAGAAGCGGACGGCTGAGGGCAGCCGACGCTGTGCAGCATAAGGCCCTTTACGGTGATTTTTCGGCCTGCAGTGTAGCAGGGGTTATTGGTCATAATGCTTTCGATCAGTTTCATGTTGTTTCCTCCTCGTCATACGTTGAAGTCGGACGCTTCCGGCTGTACGCCGTTTCGCGCCATGAGCTTGATCTTGTTCTCGGCCTTGGCTTTGGTGTAGTAGAAGCCGGTCGCCGATGCCATCTCGGCGAATACAGCAGGGATCAGATAGGACAGCGCCGAGGTGTCCATAGTGATCCATATCATGTGGCAGGAAAAGAAAGTGATTGCCAGCGTGAGTACGCTCACGCCCACGAAAATGAGCTTAGAAAACTCTGTTTTTTTCTTGGTGGCCGCTTCGGCTTTCAGCTCCCGGATTTGCCTCTTGAGACTCCGATTCTCGTCGGAAAGCTGCTGGATTATCTCGGCCTGTTCTTCTTCGCTTCTCACGGCTTCCCCCCTCCTTTATAAAAAATCGTGCTTTTCGAGCCTTTCGTCGTACACTCTGCCTATATTGGCAATCGCATGGACGGCTCGCCCGTTTGCGTAGTCCTTGTGTTCTCTGCAATATCGCTCGTAGTCGTCAATATCTTTCAGAACTTCCACAAATTCCTCTTTTGTGTGAGGGATTTCCCGAATCAGCTCGTTGTTGAAACGGAGAATCCGCGTGCGGCAGTTGTCCGCCTCCCGCTTATCGTTTGCGATTATGTGCGCCTCCAGCCGCTCTCGTGTTTCTGCTTGGGTTTTCTTTACTGTTTCCAGCTCTTTGATTACGTCGGCATTGATTGCCCTCCCCAGCCACTTTGCAATCCGTGACCATGGGTTGATCTTTATCGGCGAGATTTCCACGATTGACAGCAGGACAAACACCACACCGCTCCCTCCCACAAGCAACTCCTGTATGCTCATAGCTCTCACCTCCCGCTCTTTAATGGACAAGGCGGCCCACCACGGCCGCCCTTGTCTTATTCTCAGATGTTCGGGATGTAGGCAGCGCGGAAGCCAAAGGACGCATACACGGCCGTTCCTCTGTTGGTACAGTCGAACGAAAAAACACCAGCTTTGGAACCGTCTGACCAGCACCCGCCGCGATACGCATTTCGCACATTTCCGCCGTTTCTTACGTTCATAATGTCGCCTTTGTACTCGTCCTCGGTTGCGCCCTCGTCCGGCAGCAGAGCCAGAGCTCTGAGCAGCACCTTGGCCGCTGCACTGATTGCACCGGCACATATCACCTTGCCGAAGGCGCACGATCTTACGCTTTCGCTTGCGCTTGTAATACCGGTCGAGTATGTCCACACATCGCCCACATAGTCGAGTTTCACGGTGGTGCCCGAAGTCTTGACGGCGGTGTCCGTGGTCTTGCTCTCAGGCTCCACCAGAGAGCCGTCGGCCGCGTTGATTGCCTTCCAGCAGGTGCTTGTCTCGTTCTGCGGGTTGTCAGGATCTGCTGCGTTGTTATTCGCAAGAATCTGAATCTCGCCCCATACGACACGGACGCCGCCCTGCCACTCCCAGACGTTGCCGTTCATATCCCAGATGCCGGACGGGGTGCCGTCATGGCTCCATGTCAGAGGGCCGGTGCCGGTGGCAACTTTGGCAATCGTTCCACCGGTGTTATCGCTGCTCGGAATAGCCTTATATCCCGTTTCGCCGCTATCCATACCGTACTTGTTATTGCCGCAAGGGAGGAGTCCGTTCTTCTTGCACCAGAGAGCGATTGCGGCCCACTCTGCGGCCGTGCTCAGGTGCCAGCCGTAGCCCTTGGCTACGCAGTATTCGAGAGCGGTGTCGAAGTTGACGTTCGCCTGCGGATCCTCAGCGGGCAAGCTGTACGCCTTGCCGTTGTGGACGACGTTCTGGTACTTGGAGTAGTAGAAGCCGGGGATTTCTTTCCCGTTCACGATGAAGGCGGGGTGGGTGTTGTCGTCGCCTCCGGTCAGCACGTCGCTGTTCTTGAATGCGGGAATGTAGACCATGACGGAGGGCAGGCCTGCGTCGTCCAGTTGCAGGACGTTACCGGGGTAGAACATGTCTACCGCCATTTTTGAGAGTTCAAAATTAACCATTTCGCTCTCCTTTCTTTAACCAAAACGATAGAGAATGATTTTCATGCGAGAGTCGGTGCCGACGCTACGATTCGATTTTACATACACGCACGAGGCTTTCAAGCTGACTGTGATATCGCTATTATCAGCCATATCCGCAATGTCGGAAAATTTACCGTCGCGGTATCTCACAGCCACCACGGCGCAGTTTTCCCAAGTGAATCCCTGCGGATAATCTAGCGTATCGTAACCATCGTCCTGAATATAACAATCCAGCACCTGAAAACGCTCGTCGATTACATTGCGGAGGGCGTTTTCCATCAAAGAAATGGCTAGATGGGCGTCGGCTATGCCTTTCTCCATGTTGTTGAAGTTTGCGGCGCTCTGGTCGGTGCCCTCCTGAATGACCTCGCCACTTCCCGCATCCACTACGCGGTCGAGCCAGTTCGTACTTTTATACATTCTGGTGTCCTCCTTATGCTGTTACTTCGTAGATAGGGATAGTGAGCTTCACCATGAGGCCCTGCCCGCTGTTCTTTTCAATCACCCGCTGCTGGAATGCCGCCACCTCTCCGCGTACGTCAATGATACGCGTCGCGGTGACAGTGCAGGCCGTAGAGTCCAGAGTGGGGAAGGTCGCCGTGATCAGCAGCGTATCGCCCTCTATCTCCTTCTTGTTAATGGTTCCACGGTGCCATGTGGTGCCCACCTGCGCTTCCACGGCGCTGATAGAGCGGAGCCACTGTTGCCGCCGATTTCCTATAAAAGTGTCGTTAAAATACGCCATTTTTTCCTCCTTTGGATCTGTCTTTTAGCCTACAATCGCAATACCAACGATTGCGGTACCCGCCACAGCAATGCGGGAATTGCCTGTGCACTGCTGCGTTCCACATTTTGGGAAGCTGTACACAGCATGCGTCGCCGCCGGTTCTGTCTCAATGCTAGACTTTGCGGCAAGGCCCATAATGGCCGTGCGGTGGTGTGTGCCGCACTTGCGGAAGTCGTACCGGTGGAAGCTGGAGCCCAGAGCGCACTCAATACCGGGGTCGGGGCCCTGCGGCCAAAAATAGAAAACGCCGTCGATATGCGAGCGCTCATTTTTGGCAATGTTGGCCGTCTCTACGAACTTGTCGAAGTCCTCCGCCGTGATATGCGTATTCGTGGTCAGCACTGCGAAGGTGTACGGTGCCCCTCCCGTTTCGTACCATTCCACGATATAGCCCTCACCCAGATGGAGGGAAATCAGCCGCTCCACAGCCCACTTGGTACCGCGCTTGCGCTTGATCTGCTGCGCCGTCTTGATTGCGTTCCGCTTATCCTCCAGACTCATGCCGGTGGAGTCGTACCAGTCAATATCAAGCTCCCACGCGAGCTCGTCGCACTCGGCCTCGTTCAGTTCGTCGATCTTGTCCCACGTCCTGATAGTGTCCAGCCGTTTACAGGTAGCGGTCAGGAGCTGGTTCATGGCCCGGCCGATAGCTTGCGCCGTTGGATCCTCCCGCATGAAGGCAGGAAGCAAGCGCACGAAGTCCAGCTCTGATAGTTTCATGCCCCCCATGTGCTCACCTCCTTATCCTTTCACGATATGGCTTACCTTGAGGTTGCCGGAGAACTTCGCCACCGTAGAGCTCGGCAGTTCCGTGTATTCCGGCTTGACGATATCAACACGAGAGGCACCCGTCAGCCCTTCCGCCCAATTGGGACTCAGGATTAGCTTTCTGAGTTCGTCCGGGTTGATATCCTGATCCAGATTCGAGCCTTGCCAGTATACATACTGGTCGATTGCGCCGCCGGGGCCTTCGACGTTTTTCACGACTTCGGACTGGTTGGCCTTGGTCGTGTAGTAGGTCAGCTCTATGTCGTAGTATTCTATGTCAGGAGCCACCACCTGCACCATGTCGGTGAGGGGCTTCACGTCGTCGGCGGTGCAGGCGGCCAGCACGTCGGCCAGCACGTCCTCGTCCGGCAGCTCTCCACCGGCACAGATGGGCACGATTTTGACGCGGCCGTACATTTTCCGAGTGATTTGTATATCAATCTCTGGTTCCTCTGCCAGTTGTCCAGCGAGGGCAATCGTCAGCAGCTCGTCCTCGTATGTGGCCGTGTAGTTCACCCCCGCCACGGCCTTGGATCCGTCCGGCAGAATCACCGCCAGAGTGTCGGGGAGCAGGTTTGCGCCACCTTGGAAAGCGTGCCCAGCGTAAACAGGAAGGGTACGGCGGACTGTTTCCGTCTTAGATTCCACCAGAGCGTCGGACACGCGGCTATTAGCAGACAGCGCCCAGTATTTGTAGGCTTTGGCTGTGCCTGCTGTGCTGAGGCGGTTCTCAGCCTCACGGATCCGCTCCCGGAACGCCTCGTCGCTTTCTTCGTCACCGCCGCCGATCGTCACCTCTACGTTGGTCACATAGTCAATCAGGGGAACGTCGGACACGTCAACGATTTTCGACAGGCCGCCGGGTGCTATGTCGTTATATTCCTCCCCGCCATACTCAGCGGTGGCCGTTACGTCTACGGAGGGTGCCCCAGCGTACAGTACCACTGTTTCGTCCGTCAGGAAGTAGTGCTCGAAGTCGCCAGTCACCCGCAATCCCGCTGGAATAACGATATTCGAGGCCACGGGCTCGCTGACGCTGAAGCGCAGCGTAGTGGTGGCCGGTGTCGGCGTGAGGCGTGTCACGTCTCTGTTTTCGCCCAGAGCATCCAGAACGGAGCCCCGTGCATAGCGGAGCATTTTCTGGCGGCAGGCGTAGTTCACCGTGTTGTATATTGCGACGACTACCTGAGCCATGGCCTCGCCGTGGATACGGCGCTCGTCGCCGGGGTATAGCGGTTCGTTTACGCCATTCTCCAGTTCCTCCAGCACGGTGTCGATTACTGTCTGGGTGTCCGTTTCTATGAAATTGAGGTCGGGCATTATTCCTCGTCCTCCTTCCGTTTGATGTTCACGAGCATGGAGAAGTCACCCGTGAGCGGCCGATCCGCCTGTGACGCTATCCCTTCGGTTTCCACGCGGGGCTCGTAGGTTTCCAGCACCCACTCAGCGTCCGCAATAGCCTCGTCCATAGCATCCGGCAGATCCACCAGAGAGCCGTCCCGCCCTCTCACGCGATCGAACGGCACCTCGCCGCGTATGATACGCAGGAGGTTGGCGGCGCAGGTTTCGGGCGTTCCGTTTCCGTGTGCTTTCATGTCCTTCCTCCTTTACACGAGCGTGACTTCGTTCAGGTATACCCAGCTGTTGATCCCATTGGGGTGTCCCAGCAGCACCTTGTTCTGGCTCGTCTTGATTTGGCTCACCTTATGGCTGCGCTGCTTCACCCACTTAGGGATCGTTTCGCCGGTTGCGTATTTCTTGCCGGTGGGTTTCACATAGTCGCCAACCTTGATTGCCTTCTTTTTGGCCTTCTTCACGGCCGTGTTGGTCTTTTTCTTCTGGGACTTTGCGCTGGTGCTCGCCTTCACGTTCAGAGCGGAAGTACTCACCTTCACGCTGGAGGTGTCGGGGTCGTACTCCTTGAACTCGAAGGCAAGCGTCGCCAGCCTCATGCGGCCGAGGTCGTCCAGCTTTACGTCGCTTACCGATACCTTGCGCAGCTGGAGTTTGGGTCCCAGCCGCTTGCCGCCGAGATAGAAATAATCCACTTTGGTGACAAGGGCTTCCCAGCTTGCAATCTCTGCCCGGACGTCTACGCCTGCGCCAGAGTGCAGGGTCGTGGAAAAGCTGAGCGGAAAAAGCTCGGTGCCGCGCTCGTTGGTGGTTTTCTTTTCCTCGGTGGAGGTGTTATTGTCTGCCACCTGAGCATAGGAAAAGCTCAGCCCTTGAAGTGCGACGACCTTCTTCGAGCTTACGGCCCATGTTTTCTTTCCCCATTTTGCCATCGTCGCCATGCTATCCCTCCTTTATCGGTCAATAACTGATTTCTCGGTCATAACCTGCGCCGTAGCAGTCCGCATAGATTTTTCGCGCCACAGGGTCAACCGTCACCACACAAAACACTGTGTCGTTTGCTGTCCCTGCTACTTTCTCATAAGAGATTGGCTCGCCGTATTCGATGTCCCACACCTCTGTGGTGTCGTTCTCGCCCTTCTCGTTCGTTCGCTCGAAGCAGGCATTTGGAATACCAAAACGAACGAGGTTAATCGCTTCTGTCGTGTTGTTTCCCTTATATCTGCGGAGATTGTCCACTTGGAAGTTGTGGTTGTGACCGTGGCAGTTCCCGATAATAGTCGCCGCGTTTTTGCCTGCATAATCGTAGGAAATTGTGATGCCTTCATGCGTGGTGGCATTGCACGTCGTACCCTCGATGTATGCCTTTAGAATATCGCACAGATAGATACAGGCGGGCCCCCAGTCCAGCGGCGCATGCGAGAGTATGAGAATACTCCACTCCGCGGCGTTATCCTTGCCGGACAAATCCAGCGTTTCGGCGAACCATTGGCCCTGCGTGGCGCTCACATATATGTCCCGCGTGTTGTCGGAAATGGCAAGATCCTGAATGTCCGAAGTGTTCACACAGATTACCCGCAGTTTCCAGTCGTCGAAGTCACGGTAGCAATAGCCGCGCTCCTTGTTTCCCTCATGGAATACAGCCCCGCGATTGTACGCACCGTACAGGGGGAACAATTCCGAAGAATCCAGATAGTCGTTTCCGTTGAAGGTGTAGTTAAAAACAAGGCTTTCGTGGTTTCCCACGGTGCGGAAATTGGGAATACCGCGGAACGCGCTCTCCATGGTCGCATTTGCGGCGCGGATTTGTGAAACGCCCATTTCGATAGTCGCCCGATTTA